GAACCTAAAAAAATAAATAAGTACATAAGCAAGTATATAGAATCAGCAAAAATACAAGAAAAATTGGGTCCTGTAACACTTTCAGGAAGTTTAAACGGAAGTCTAGTAATTTTAAAAAAGAAAATAGAAACAAAAGAATCAAAAGAGTTGCATAGTCTAAACTTAAAAGAACTAGAGATTAATGAAAGACTTAAAGATAGAACATTATCAGAAAAACAAAGAATTTCATTAGAAATAGAAAAAAATAGATTAAATCAAGAGATGGGTAGACTAGTAGAAAAAATGAAAAGTAGATTTAATATAAAAATACCAGAAATTGATTCAGATGCTTGGGAAATCAAAAGGGATATGATTGACAAGTTTCAGGAACTTAGTGGAAGAACATTGACTGAAGCAAGTCCTGAGACATTAATTTTCAGCACAGTAGCGTATCAGCTGGCTTTGTTAGAAGAGAAATATAATGATGATATAAAACAGAACTATTTGAGATATGCCAGAAATGAAAGGCTTGACCTGAAAGGAGAAATATATGGGAACAGAGGTAAAAGGCTGCGAGAACAACCGGCAATAGCAACTTTCAGATTTTATATATCTTCGATACAAGCAACTGACATAGTTATTCCGAAGGGTTCAAGAATACGTTACAATGAACTTTATTTTGAAACAAATGAGGAATATAAGATATTAAAAGGAAATCTGTCAGTAGATGGGAAAGCTACTTGTAATAAAGTAGGAACAATTGGAAATGGAATACCAGTCGGGCAAATTAAAGATATGGTGGATATATTTCCAAATTATCAGAAGGTTGAAAATATCACAGAAACTAATTCGGGAACAAATGAAGAAGCGGATGAAAGTTACAGGGAAAGAATAAGAGAGATTCCTGAATCTTTCACAACGGCTGGAAGTTCTGGAGCCTATACCTTTTGGACAAAAACAGCAAGTACAAATATTATTGATGTCAAAGTTCATTCTCCTAGTGCTACTAATGTAGATGTTTACATTTGGACAGATACCGGCACAGTGAGTCAGGAGCTTAAGGAAAAAGTAAAAGCAGTGCTAAATGACGAAAATGTGCGTCCTCTGACTGACGATGTAAATATCAAAGAGCCGAATAAAATCAGTTATAGTATAGATTTTGATTATTATATTGATAAGGATAATGAAACTCTTGTGAATATAATAAAATCTAATGTTGATAAGACTATCCAGGAATTTATTAATTGGCAGAAAGAAAAGATAGGCAAGGATATTAATCCGGACGAACTGATTAAAAGATTAAAAATTGCCGGAGTAAAAAGAGTGGTACTGAGAAGTCCTGCCTTTCAAAAATTAGATTTTAATCAGATTGGAATAAACAATGGTATAACAAGCAATTATCAGGGAGTTGAGGAGCTATGATAACTGTACAGGATTTAAAATTGACTTATATAGCTGCAAGCTCAACTCTGACTGATGAACGGACAAGATGGATTTACGAATCTATAGATTATGCGATATCAAATCAGAAGAAAAGAATCATGGATAAGTTTTTTCTGAACATTGATAAGCTTACAGAAATGGAGATTGATTATTTGCTATGGGAATATCATGTTGATTATGTTGGAGAAAATGCCAGTCTTGAAAATAAAAGGGAACTTGTAAAAATAGCTGTAATTGCACATTTTAACAAGGGAACGCTTGGAAGTGTAAAGGCTATCTGTAAAATACTATTTGGTAACGCAGAAATAAAAGAATGGTTTGAGTATGGTGGTCGACCAGGCTACTTTAAAATAAGTACACTTGGAGAGCTGAAAGATGAAAAAGATTATCTGAAAGTACTTGATGTGGTAAATGAATATAAGAATGAACGTAGCTGGCTTGAAGCACTGACATTTGACAGGACTGCGAAGTTTGGAAAGTATATAGGAATATTTTCTGAAAAGCAGATAATTAACATCTTAAATGAAAGAGATTTTGAACTTCCTTGGATGGAGCAGAATTTAAGTGAAGGAATAATAAATGTAACTGTAAAAGAAAATACAATAGGGATTAGATAAGGAGGTAATATGGCGAATTACATAGGTTGGATATTGACAAATAAAGGAAGAGAGCTTTTAGCAAAGGCAATAAACAATGAGACAAAAATAAATGTGACAAAGTTTAAAATTGGAGCAGGATACAACACAGGAAATGACAGGGAATTAACAGATTTACTAGATAAAAGGAATGAATTTCCAGTAAACAGTTACGAAAGAAAAGAAAATGGAATAGTGGAATTTACTTTTATTGTATCAAATAAGACGGGTAGTGGATCAAGTACAATAACTAATTCTTACAAAATATCTGAAATGGGAATATATGCTCAGGATGATTCAGGAACTGAAATATTGTATGCATACAATAAAGGAACAGATGGAGATTATATTCCAGTTTATAATGGAAAAAATGCAATAGACATAGTAGAAAAATGTATCATAATAATCGATCAGGCTGCTACTTTAAATGTAACAATAGATAGTTCAATGACTTACTTGACAAGAGAATCTGCAGATAGAAGATATCTGGAAATACAGGCATTGGCTAAAATAATTGGATTAGAGTTTGGAGGTAATATTCAAGATGCAGGAACAAAGACAACAGGGAAATTCTATTATGACAAGGCACTTAAATATTATTATGAGTGCATTGTGAATAATAGTTTGACTTATAACGATGGCTCAAAATTTAGAGCTATCAGTAATAAACCGATACTAGATAAAGTGGAAAATTTATCCAAAGTTCATCAAGCGAAGTTGTATGTCCATTCTGAAGCAACAGGAACGGCAAGGACTACTTGTAACATCGTTCAAAAAGTTGGGAATGTGGTCACTATCGTTTTTGATAGCGGTGACGCTTTGAGATACACAAACGATAATACTTTGATTTTTAGTATTCCTGAAGGTTACCGACCTAAAACTTTTTTATCCGTAAATGCATCGCAATTCAACGGAACAGCTGGGACAATTTATATACAGCCTGATGGAACTGCTAAATGGCGAGGTTCAACGGTGTCTACAGCAAGTATAATATTTTCAGTTAGCTATATTGTTGATTAAGTAAAATAAGCAACTAAGACTTTTATATTTTTTACAGGAACGTTGGAAGCGTTGCCCTTACTTCCTACTCTGATACAGTTTGAATCAATATCTAAATTGCAGTATTCAAACCAGCTTGCTTGGTTAATATTAGTAACAGATATTACTTTATCTTTTTTTATGTGCGAGGGAAGATTGACATACCACTCTGTCGTATCAGTTCCTGCAATGTATCCGAGTAAATTTGTCATTGACAAAATCTCGATTTTGAATAAATTTTCCAACTTGCACAGAGTTGGAAACAAAAAATAAAATAATAAGGAGGTAAAAAATGATAGTAAATATATATGATAAAAATACCTTACAAGTAGTCGCACATCCTGTTGTGACAAGCTTGGAAGATTTTAAAAATGATCCTACTTTATTCTATCCTGATTGGGATAGTACGAGACACATCTGCTCCGATGCGGAATTCCAAAACCCGATTTTGATTACGGGAAATATCAGGGAAATGACGAAAGAAGAGTTGTATACTGTCGGGAAATACACACTCGCAGACAATGAGCTTGTAGAGAATAATAAAATTAAAACAGTTGAGCTATCTGAATTTGAATACATTGAGAATAATACTGTTAAGTTAAACAGAAATTTAAAAATAGAGCAAATAAAGAAAGAATTATCTGATTTAAAAGTTGAATATTCAGAAAAAGAATTTCTTTTTAAAGGTAAATACTTGCAGAAAAATAGAGAAAAAGGTGATAGAGATAGTTTAACAAGTTTAATTTTATTGCTGACAATAACTGGGAGAAAAGAAACGAGTGAATGGAAACTGATAGATAAAGACACTAGGGAACATGTTTATCCTACTTTAACTCTTGATGATTTCAAATTAATGGCATTTCATATGCAGTCACAGCTATCTAAAGCATTGAAGACAGAGAGTGAAATTATTTCTAGACTTAAAACTTTATCAGATGAAGAGCTTAAAAAATTTAATGCAAGAGAAGAATTTGAAAAGCTATGGGAAAGTTAGGAGGTAATATGCAGTTAGAAAAAGATAAGCTATACATTAGCTTTCACAGACCAAAAAGCATAGTAGGACTACTTATATCACTGCGGACACTTGGCAAATATAGTCATTGTGAACTAATATACAATGATTATGTTTATCTAAGTAATCCAGGTGGCGTGAGAATAAAGCCTTTTATCTACAAGGAAAATATGGATATCTATGAACTTGACAGTCATATTGAAATACGAATGGCGTTAGAAGAGTTTAAAAGATTAAAGGGAAAAGGTTACGATTATTGGGCAATATTTTTAGCTCAATTACTGGAGCTAGGAATAGAACATAAAGATAAATATTTCTGTAGTGAATTGTGTATACATTTAATAAATAAAGGGCTGGACGAAAGCTTGACATACAATCTTAAGACACTAAAAGCTAGTGATTTCAGTCCAGTAAAGCTGTTTAAATATTTGAAATTTATGGAATTAATAAAGGAAAAGGAAGTGTTATAAATGAATATAGAAAAACTTATATGTACAGAAATTGAATTTGACAACAAAAAATACAAAGTGATTGGGGTGAATTTTGAAAAAGATAGCATAATACTAAATGTAGAAGAAATAAAGGAAGATGAAACAACTGAAAATGAAGGTATAAAACCTGTTTACTCTTTCAGTCAGATAAGTCTGGATAAGATGTCAAAAGTACATCCAAAGTTAGTTGAGGTCATGAAAGAAGCTATTAAAAACAGTCCATTTGATTTTAGAATCACGGACGGAGCTAGAACAGCAGAAGAACAAAATGCTTTATATCAGAAAGGAAGATCTAAACCAGGACCAAAAGTAACAAACTGCGATGGATATAAGGCAAAATCAAATCATCAAATCAAAGCTGATGGATTTGGTCATGCTGTGGATATATTTCCGTGTGGTATAGAAGAAAACGGAGAATACAGAAAATTTACTTCAGAAGAGGGATATGATGATAAGAAATTGAAAATTATATCCGAGCATATCTTAAAGATAGCGAAAGAAAAAGGAGTAAATGTTGAGTGGGGTGGAAACTGGAAAATGCACGATACACCTCACTTTGAAATAAAATAAAAAAGCTTTCATATTTTGCTCACACGAACTTTAAAATGATTTTTGGTATAAAAGGTTGTTTGACAAGTTTAAATGCAAAATTTGAGCCTGTCAGGTGACTTAGAATAAAAATGATATAAAATAATAAAGGAGAGGATAAAAATGACAGAAACAATGGTAAAAATGTACGTGATAAATAAAATAGGAGAGTTAGCAAAAACTGCAATCTATAGAAGTGAAATAATAAATGCTGGAAAGACAGGAGTTGAAAAATTTGAAGCTGCAACAAATAATTTCTGGGATAAAGCAGAGGAATATATTCTTAAAGAAAAAGAAATTGACAGAAAATGGATTCCTGATGTGATAGAAAATTTAGGAGAAGAAGCAATACATAAAGCTATCAAAGTTCTAAGAGTGGAACTTGATCCGAAAAAATTAGTGCAGGACATTTTTAATATTGAAAAAAAAGGAAAATCCTACTGTACTGTAATATAAAAGAAAGGAGTTATTTATGTTTTTTGGTTTAAATCCTGAAACGGCGAAGGAGGTAGTCATGATCTCATACGGCGTACTGCTCGGATTTCTAGGGAATATAACGTTCCGGGCAAATAATAAAATCGATATTAAGCCGTTCTGGGTACGGCTTTTGAACGGGGCATTGGCAGATGCCCTTTATATTTTTCTTATGATCCTGTTTCCAAAAATCTTAAAGCTTGATGTAGCAATAATGTTTATCATTTTCGGGATCGGGTTCCTGATTGAACCATTATCAGAATTAGCTATTGTCAAGATGCCTACTATATTGGACAGGCTTATTGACAGATACTTCCCTCCCAATAAAAGAGACGGTGATAAGAATGGTGACTAAAAAAACTTTATGGGAAAAACTGTTCCCGGGAAGGGAGCACAAACATGCACAGAAAAGTACAAAAATCAATTATGCG